TACGCAGGTGTGCTGTAGATGCCGCCAGTAAGCTGCGCCGCAGGGCCGGTAGCCATAGGATTGCTCAGCAGCTTGCGCGCCCGCTGGATGTCTTCCAGAAAGTTACGCATCTGCTCGCGGTTCTTCTGGGCAGCCGCAGCCTGCGCCGCTTTAGCTGCCTCTTTCGCAGCAGCATCCTCGTCCCTCTTACGCCGCTTCGCCTCAATCGAAAGCTCTTTTTCTTCAGCCTCAAGCGGTGTGAGCTTCACCACGCGCTCGGTACCAGCCACCGTACTTTCCGTAGATGCGGTGTCCTTGCGATCCTCGCGCGTAGGTGTTGGCTTGTCAGGTAAGCCCGCTAGAAGTGATTGAACCATATTCTTTCTCCGGCTTAGCGATCTTGGTTAGCGCGATCTGGGTTAGCGCGATCTGGCACATATTTAGGCTTCATTGGATCCTGTCCAACTTCGACTACGGGGGTGTTAGGCGGTAAGTACTCAAGTTGCCGCCTGTCCGTGATGACGTAGTTTCCGAATTGGTCCATAGCTGGCATGGTTGGGTAATTGCCTGTCCCCGGCTGGACGCGCCAAGCGCCATCGGCAAACACGAGTTTTGGCTCCTCGCTTTTTTTAGCCTTTGCGTTAATATTCGCCATAGCGAGCGACGTCGTCAAGCCCTGCTTGGCGAGGCCCACCTGCTGAGCGAGCCTGTCGGCGCTCAGCTTATCAAGCGCCTCACGGCGGCTGATATTACCCTCGCGCTGGGCCTTCTGCTGCGCCGCTAAGACGGGCGTGATGTTTTCCAAGACGCCGCCAAAGCCACGACGCGTTGTCGGTTGGGCTAACGCCGCCGACAACTGGAACATGCGCTCGCTGAACGAAGGGCCGTACCGTTTTTCCGCCAGAGCCTTCTCCAGCGCGTCATACCGAGACGTTTGCTCCTTTGCGAGCTTGTCGAGGTTGGCCATAGCACTGCGGACAGCCGGATCGCTGTACACCGCCAGACCACCGACTTCCGCGTCTGCGGCATCTACGTCAGCGACAGTGCCGAGGGCACCTAAATCTTCGTCCATCGTAACTTCCTCTGTGTCGGGCGAACCCAATTCTTCCTGCATTTTACGGATGTGGTCAATCTGCCACTGCGCGAGGGGTGGGCTTCCCACGGTCACTTACCCTTCAAGGAGCCGACGATACCCGCCGCAGCGGTTAGCGCGCTGGCGATGTCCTTACCAGTCGATGAGTACTCCTGTCTGACGCCCGACGGTGAAAGACCATACTCTTGCGATGCACTCGGCACACCGGAGGCGACGCCTTGGAACGTCTTGAGCAGGTTGTTGATCTGCTCCTGTTCGTAGCCCTGCTGACGCAACCAGTCGGCGTATGCCACGTCGAGGTTCTTCTGACCCAACTGCTGTTGCAGCGCGCCGACGTTACCAATCGCATTCGCGCCAGTGAGGCCGAGTTCTTGCGCCCGTGCGCCAAGGTTCGACAGAGCGCCGGATGCCGCGAGCTGCTGTGCCTGCTGTGTCTGCGCCAAGCCGCCAATCGTGTTTGCGAGTGTGCCAAAGCGCGACAAGTCGGTGCCTGCAAGCCCTGCGGCCTCAGAGTAGCCAGACTGAAGAGCCTTCGCCTGCTGCGCGAGGATGTCGGCGCTAACGTCACGAACGGCGCGTGAAGTGTCGGTCATCATGCCCGACGGCGTGCCCGCGCCGTCACGGGCACCGTAGCCGAGTTGACCGGCCTGAATATAGCGCCCCTCGATCTGGGGCATAATATTTTCGGTGAGGTTGCGTGTGCCCAACTCGGCAATGCGGTTGGTGACGGCCTCGTTGTACGGGTTCATGTACTGGCCGATGTTCGACACGGATGTCTGACCCGCCTGCGTTAGGTAAGGCTGCGCTACGTTTAGCGCGCCCGGCGCGTCTGCGGCAGCCTGTGCGGCAGTCGTGGCTTGACTGAGATAAGGCTGGTACGCGCCAGCCGCAGTCTCTGTCAGGCCGAAGGACTTCTCTTGCAGCGGCGTGAAGCCCGCAACGCGTGGCATAGGCGCAGTCGCATACGGACGACCGGCTATGGCCTGCTGACCCGCCAAGATGTCCATCGCATAATTGGTGTACCACTCAGGTAGCACCTGCTGTTTGGTCATGTCCGTGAGGGCCGAGCCTTGCGGGATTTCCATCCCTTCAGCTAGAAATGAACTGACAGCCATTAAACGCGTCCTCCAGACAGATATGCTTCGGGGTTCTTGGCATTAGCACTAAAACGGCCCTTTGCCAACTTCTTGCCCTTGTGTTTACGAACTTTAACTCGAAGCTCATCCAGCTTCTTTGCGCCAGCCTTGCTCGACCCATCGCCCAGTAGGGCGACAGTCTCGGCGTCGATGACATATTCACCGTCGGACAGCACCGCAGGGATGTCGTCGCTGCGTCCAGTGCCGGGGCCATTGACTGCAAATTCAGTGCGGCGTGGTGAGCCACCGCCCTTTGCGGCGAACATGCCGCCTTCAGCGAAACGCATGTCGTCGGGGACGTACATCGACGGGCCGTATTTGCCGCCGGGACGGTAATCGGGGTGGTACATTGAGTAGTCGCCTTGCGCTGGCGTCCCGACTGGTCTGTCCGCAGCCATGATTGGTCCGGCGGGGTTGCCGGGCACGGGCGTTGTGACAGGTGTCGGCAACGCAGTCCGTGGCGAGTAGTCGAAGAAACTAAGCTCAGGCCGTGTGCCGTAAGTCAGCCAGTCTACGTCGCCCATCGGGCGCTGGGTGCGGTTCATGCCGATAGCGCCGAGGCCGCCTGCGGATGGCAGCTTGGCCGAGAAGATTGGGTTCAAGCGACCTGTGCCGCCACGGGTGTACGTGCCAGCTTGGCCTGTGCCGCCTTTACCGCCACTGAGGCCGCCGACGAGACCAGAGGCAAGGCCCGCGATGCGCAGGTATTGTTCAAGGCCGAGCTTCTTCCGAGCTTCTTCAGCCTTTCTTTCCGCTTCAGACTTTTGATTGATATCGGTGAGCAAATCTTGCGATAGATTTAGGCCGCCAGTAACGGGCCGCTCAATCTTATTACCCGTTACAACGATCTGCTCGGAGCTGTCGGTAACCTCGCCGGGGCGCTTTCCTGAAACGACAATATCGTCGGTAGTGTTTATAGCAGGGTCCGCTATCAAACCGCTTAAAGACGTAACCGCACCGGGGCGTTGGCCCGTTACGACAATCTCGTTGGTGTTGTTCGCGGCGGGGCCTCCCGTCGGACCAGCTAAGTTCAAGCCACCGGTAACCGCGCCGGGGACCGAGCCGGTGACATTGATGAGGTCGCCGTCGTACCCGGTGTTGTAAGGCCGACCTGTTCGAGGGTCGCTAAATTCGTCTGAGGCGGCATCATCCAAATACTTTTGCGTCGGCGTTTTGAACCCACCGAGCTTTATGTTTGGCGTTGAGAAGGCAGGAGCGTTGACTATGATGTCCGCATTCGGGCCTCCGTAAACGGCGTCGCCGCCGGTGCTAGTGCTTGCGGCGGTGTTACCGCCACGGAAGATACTGCCAGACTTAGAGCTTATGCCCAGCTCGCGTTGAATGTCGGGCGCGACGTAACTAAGCGCGCCGGAAGCTACCCCGCCGAGAAGCGAGTTCTTCAGGCTCTGGCCGGTAACCAAGCCGCCTGCGGTTGAGCCGAGGCCCGTACCTATCGCAGTGGCGAGTTTCGGGGCCAAGTTAGTGCCGAGAGCGCCTCCGGCCCCAAGTGCAGGGCCGAGTACTTGACCGCCAGCGGCAGACAAGCCGCCCATAGCAACGCCCTTGAGAATATTGTTGCCCTTCAGCGCGGCACCCGCACCGCCAGCGAGAGCGGCAGAAGCAACGGGGCCGAGGAATTGAAGACCGGGTATGAGGCTGACTGCGATTGGTAGCGCCGTCCCCGCCACGTCCGCGATCTTACCCAGCGTGCTCTTGTTCTTCTTCTCGTACGCAACGGTCGAATAGTTACCAGTTGGGTCTGCGGTCTGAATGCTGTAATTCGCCTTGCGACCAAACTGGTCCGTAAGGCTTTGACCTAACTCAGTTGCCTTGCGTGCGGCGTCGAAGCCCGACCCCTCGAACACAACCTGATTGGTGCGATGGTCGACGAGGCGCACCGGCTGATCGGCTCGCACCGCAAAAGTGTTTCCACCCGTCTGCGAAGTGGCGTTGCCTTTGTTAGACTTTGGCGCGCCGATATACTGTAGGTTTGGATCGGGCTGATATTGGCCGCCCATAGCGCCACCACCAAAGTCTGTGCCGAAGTTCAGTCCGCTCAAATCCAGACCAGCCAAAGCACCGAGGTCGTAAGGCGCAACAGCTTCCTGTGTCATCGGCTGCGCGGCGGGGAGGGACTGGTACGGCTCAACGTAAGGAGCTGCGGCAGGCGCTACGGCCTCTTGTGTCATCGGCTGCACGGCAGGCAGATACTGCTGCTCAACGGGCGGGGCAATCATCTCACCTTCATAAACGTCCTCCCCAGCGAACCGCGCAGGGCCACCCTTCGCGTAGCGCGGCATGGACGTTTCCAGATAGTTGCTGAAGCCGGGGATGTAATTCATGAGCTTTTACCTTCGAGCATTGGATATACACGCATTCCCCACTCACGCCAATCAGAGAACTGATACGGATCGGGAATAATTTGTTGCGTAAATGGGGAGGCACGCAGCAGCCCTATTGCCCAGCCTTGCCACTCGGCCTCCTCGGGAGGCGTGCCGAATGCCCACGCGTCGTTGACGGACAGTATAACTGAACAGGCCCAGTCGTCCCAAGTCATGTTGCGCGGGTCGATCATCAGCCGAGCGTCGTCCCATCGCCCTCTTGGACGTGAGCTAAAATAAGACCAGTCTGATAGTCGCCGCCGAGGGTGTTACTCTCGAAGCGGAAGCGCAGCTCGCGGCGCTGTGTCTTCAGGAAGACGACCTGCTCCTGCGGGGTCTGCGGCGTCTCAGGGAACGTCATGACGATGCCGTTGACTTCTGGCGCACGCGCGTTCGCACGGCCCATGACCTGAACAGTCATGTCGCCGCTCTGCACGAAGTCTGGCTCAAGCATCAGCACTTGCAGCGACTTGTTGATTTGTGACGTGGCGGGAAGCGATAAGTCGGCTGTCTCGAAGAACGACTGTATCGGGTTGAGCGTCAGGCCGTCAATCTCGTCCGTGCCGACCTCGTGCACCCAGAACTTGTACGGGTTGTCAAACGTGACATTGAACGTCGCGGCAGAGCCAGCGCCGCCAGTCACGCTGACTGGGTTGGTTGGGGCGGTGCTATACTGCCCCGCGTTGCTAATCGTTACGCCAGTAACGCCGCCCGTGCCGTTAACCGTGGACACCGTCAGCTCGGTCGTTATGGTCCCGATACCGCCCACGACGGCGAGTGTGTTACCCGCAACGTAGCCAGTGCCAGCCGCATTAACGGCAACGCTAAAGGCCTCAGCCTCCTGCGGCGCAACGCCAGACATGAGCGGCTTGCGGAATACGGCAGGGAAAATGCCCGCGCCGCGTCCGCCGTTTGGCAGTGCGGTGTCGTACCATGTGTTTTCGCGCACGTTGTAGACGACGGCATGGTTCGGCTCGGTGCTGTCGCCGAACGGGAAGCACCACCAGATCTCGCCGAAACGCGGCACCTTCATGGCAAACACCTTCTGGCGCTGCTCGTAGTTCAGGTTATCGAAGAAGAAGTTCAGGTTTATATTGTTCTCGACTTCGCGCACGACGCCGTTGAACGACAGGAAGCGGTCAGTGCCGATCCAGTAGAAGATGCCGTCATACTCAATGACGCTGTTGGCCGCCAAGATCGACGACTGCGCGCTGATGGTGTCGAATTGGAACACCGCCGTGCCGCCGACATAGGTGCCGCGAATGAGGCTGTCGGCAGACCAGAACAGGCCAGACGGGCTGTTGCCGGGGCCGCCACGCAGAGGCATACCCTTAACAATCTTCTGCCCCGTGATGTACGCGTTTCCTGCACCGGAACTGGTGAAGTCTGCGGGGTCGTTGGGCACGGACCACGCCGCATAGCCGTCGTTGCCGAAGGCGAACGTGTATGGTGGCAGTGACGCGACGCCGCCAGTGACGCTGAAGTTGGCGGGCACCGTAGTGACTTGCGTCAGGGCCGACGTGCCGAGGAGGTCGCCAACAAAGAGCGCGCCGCCGTCGCTGTTGCATATGCAGTTCAGGTTCGGCGCAACTTGTGCGACGATTTGGTTACCGTTCGTCGTGTCATACGCCGTGGCGAACTGCCACATGTTTCCGTCGGCTACTGTAAAACCTGACGTGGGTGTGCGGTCGGTGATGACGCTCGTGTTGTACCCGCCGTCGATATAGAAGCGCTCCACACGGCTGGCCGACCCTGCGTGGATGTACGTCAGCAAGTCCTGCGTGTACTCGTGGAGCGCACGCGGTAGGTCGCGAAGGAACTTGTTGATCGAGCGGTAGCCGCCCATCTTGCGCGGCAGGCCACGCTGGAAGCGCACCCACTGCCCGTCAACATATTGGTCGCCCTCAAACTTCGTCCCGTCCCGCTTAATGCCGGGCGCGGATTTAATCTGGACAATCTGTTCAGCCATTACCCCAACGCCACTGCGAACACGATGGCGTCATTGTTAGAGCCGCCGCCACTGACACCTATGGCCGCCTGCGCAGCCGCCTGATCTACTGCCGTGAAGACGGCGATGCCGACCGATGTGCCGCCGAGGTTGATACGCGCGCCACTGGCCGTCGTTGCGCCTGTGCCGCCGTCGGAGATGGCGATTGGCGTCGCGAGGCCCCCCGTCTCTGCGTCAACGACTTCGGAGCCGTTGCAGTACAGGATGGCGCGGCTGCCGCGAGTGACCAACACGCCCGGTGTCTGGGCGCTGGTCCTGACGCGCAGGGTGTAAGAGCCGCCCGTTGTGTTGTTGTATACCCAGTATTGCTGTACCGTATTCGGTACAACAACCTCGATGTTACCCGTGATCGCACCGGTGAACTCGTAGGCGATGCGGTTAAGTTCAGCGCCAGCAAGCGTGTAGTTACCGGTCAGGCCGCCTAAGTTGATCGAGGTATAGTCGAAGGCGAAGACCGCGCTCTGGCCGAGGCCGAGCGTAAACCAGTTAATGCCGTCTGTGACTATCGTCGCGCTGTCGCCCGGCTGTAGGACCAGCGACGCACCGCCGTTGATGGTTTCGGAACCCTGCGTCGCGACGGTGATGTCACCGGCACCACTGTTGCGTAGCGAGACGAACCAATCGTTCCCAGCCGTCACGGCTGAGAGTAAGGTGAGGGTGCCAACGCCGCCGTTCCACACATACGTCTCGGCGCGGTCTGCGATACCGGCAGTGTAGTTTGAGTTGAAGAGCGTGACCGGCGCTGACTGCGACAATGTCGAGCCAGTTGCGGTGAGACCAGCGCCAGCGAGCGCCGAGGCTTGAGCCTGCGCCGTTGCGGCACCGTAGCGGAACACACGCCACGAACCGGCGGCTGTGCTGTTGTCGGTCAGGTATATCTGCCACTGCTCGCCCTGCGCCATTGACAGGAGCGTTGCGCCCGCGCTGTTCTTGACGGTTACAGTCTGCGGCCCGAGGTTGTTGAACAGGACCGTCTGACCGACGCCGGTCTGATCGGCGGGTGGCATGGTGATTGAGTAGACGCCCGTTGGCGTAACGTCGATGATACGGGCGACGGGGTACTCAGCCGTGCTGCTCTCAAGCGGCCACTCAAGGGTGATGTCGGCGGTGAGCGCGAGCGCCAAATAGGAGACGTCCGACGGGTAGATTGTCGTGCCACCAAAAACCTGTGTAAATGTGTTGGTCATTACGCCTCCTTGCGCACGGCGGATCGGTCTAGGATTTTGGCGAGGTCTTCGCCGTTCAACATTGCCGCCGCACGGTCGTACATGCTCTGCCAAACTGGGATGCGTTCGTCGTTCTTCAGGAACGGCGTTGCCTCAACCAGCGTACCGTAAAGCAAAAGCTGCGGGGCGTATTCGGTAATCCAGTTTGTCTGCACGCTCTCGTCGAGTAAGGGAGGCAGTTCGTAGTACAGGATTTCGAATGGGTACTCTGCGTCCGGTGTCGGCGCGAATAGCCAGTGGCTGTAGTCGTAGTCGCTGTAGAAGAGGGGCGTGTCCGTCTGTGAGGCGTCCGGCCAATAGGACCGCAGGTATTCGTACACGCGGGAGAATATGATTTTGCGGTTGTTCCCTGTCGCACCCGTGCCGATGTTAACCGACACCGTGTCGCGCCAGCGGTCGGGCTTGGGGTAAACAGACTGGCCCTCAGCAAGCGTGCCAGTCACGACGTTGATGAAGCCCTCGACCTTCAGCTCGCGGGCGATGCGGCGCTCGGCGAGGTTGATCAGACGCGGGATTTGTTCAAAGACTATAGGGTCCGACGCAAGCGTATTGCCACGCTCAAGGTAGCGCTGCACGTCTTGTTTCAACGTCGTGAATGTCATATTGGTGGCCATAATACGCCCCTATAACAGATTTAACTCAGAATAACAGCCTCCGCCGCGACTGGCGCGGCGGATTTGTTGTTTACCCGGCGAGGTACTGCGAAAGCAGTGTCGCGCCTGTGGCAATCGTGGCGAGTATGGCCGCAGCCTTGGCTTTCCAACCAAGGGCAGGCTTCGCTTCGCCGTCCATTGGGATGATTTTGCCTACAGCCTTTTTGAGGATCGCCTTCTCGGCTTCCTTCTGGATGAGTTTCTTCAGGTTAACCATAGTCGTTCTCCTTAGAGCCAAGTAGCATACTTCTTGGTTTTCTGTTTGCGGTCATCGAGGCCGTGTGTGCCCCCGTTGATCCGCTTCGTCAGTGCGAGGATCGCAGCGTCGTTGATGCCCTGATCGCAGATGCTCCAGAGCTTGTTTGCATCGAAGAACCACAGGGCGCTTTCAAAGCCCAGTTCGGTAGCCACAAGGTCTGGATTGTCCAAAATCTCCTGTTCGCGACCGATGTACTTACCGAATGCGCGGTAGTTGTTCTTCCCGGTGAGTTGGAGCGGGCCTCGGCCCCGGTATTTCCACCCCTCGCCTGACGCCTCGTCGCCATTGCCCATACGGTTGGCGTAGACGCGGTTGGCAATCTTCTGCGGCTGACGCTCGTAAGCGCGAGCAAGTGCGTCGGTCGGGAAGTACTTGCCGAAGATGCCGCGCAGACCCTTCGCGCCGTAGTTCAGGTTCTCGCTGAACGCCTTGAAGTTGCCGCTTTCGTGCGCCGTCTGGGCGAAGAAGTGAGCGGCGCGGTTCTTGTTCAACTTGAAGTGCGCGCAGGCGGCCTTCAGTGTTCCCGGACCAAACGCACCATCTGCGTGACACCCACATTTACCTTGAAGATTTATAAGGCTCATTGTCCAGCACTCCGCCAAGCAGGGAAGTCATTTTCGTCGACCACACCGTCGCCGGTGACGTCGTAGCGTAGGTCGTTGCGGTACTTCTCCCATGGCTCCATATCGTCATCGTCATCGTCTTCAGGCTCGTCGATGAAGACCGTGCCTTGAGGGTCGCTATATGGCTTGGGTGCTTCTGGCTCTGGCGCGGGCGTGTCCAGTTCAAGCGGCGCTTCTGGCTCAGGCTCTTTGTCCCGCGCATTGGCGTTGAGGCTCAGGCCGCCCAGCAGTCCGACGAACGCGCCGATGATTGTCTGGAAGGCGGGGTTAACCATCTCAAGGATGGCGGTGCTTTCTATGACGTCATTAGGCATAAACAGGCCAACGGCTAGTGTCAGCACGACGACAAGGATAACTGCCGCCAGCGTTACGATGGCCACGCGCACAACAAACTCGACGGTGTCGTTAACACCTTCACCCTTGCTCTCAAAACTATTTAGGAAGCTCATCTTCTTCTCCTTCAATCTTCTCTGGGGGCTTCGACGTCATTGAGCCGTTGCCCTGACCCGCCATCAATCCTGCCAACGCCCCGACAATAAATGTCGCTATCGGGTTAATCAGCTTAAAAAACTCAGCGTCATTCGGGGACTGCCCCTCCATCGGCTGCGACACAAACACCAGCGAGTACAGCACGGTTGCAACGATAAACGTCAGCGTCAGCGACAGCACGATGCCGACGATGAACCGCAGCAGTTCTTCTGGCGACCATTCACTTCTCGGCTTCATGCTTTTCTTCACCTGTATCTATCAACCACTCTGTGCAGTAGCCCATAGCGATGCACTTAGGCTTCTTGCAGATTTCCTCCTGCCAGTTCGCTGGGTCTTGGCAGTCGTAGCGGTAGCGGTCTTGGCAGCCCATGAGCGCTAAAACAGCAAAAAGTAACAAAACCTGCTTCATCACCGATCCGCTTTGTTGTCCAATTTATCTTCGATCCGACGGAGGTGCATCATCACCTCGTCAAACTTCTTGTCGATGCCGTTGAACTTCTCGTCACCAAAGCCAAGGCGCGCCTCAAGCAGCGTCAGTCTGCTGTTGAGGTTCACCCACACGGTAATCAGGCCTCCAATGAAGCCGATGACTGTGATTATGGTGTTGATGTCGATATCCATCACTTGAGGTTCCGCAGCTTGTATATGGTGGTCAGATACGTGTCTGTGACGCCGTCGACGAGGTTGCCCACTGCGCGGTTGCCCTTGCAGATCTCTTCGTGATGCTCTTCAATCCAGTGCGCGTCGGCCTCTAGGAGCTTCAACACGTCACGCTCAGACACCTTCGGGGCGGGTATGTTGCCGATTAGCTCGAACGCGCCTTGGTAGGCCTCCACGAGCTTGTCGATTGCGTCGATGACGTCGTCGTAGAAGTCGCCCAGCGACATGTGCTTTGCGAAGCTGCCTTCGCCCTTTGCGCGCCAGTGCTCGAAGTGGGCTACGTTGCGTGCGTAGAACACGCGGCTGATAAGTTCTTCAATCATTGGATTTCCTTACATGTTCACGCCGGTTGTGCCGTTGGACGCGGCGGAGCCAAAATACGACGCGGCACTTGCGGCACCGCCAGAAGACACCACGCAACTAGAATAAGTGTACTTGTCGCGGGTGGCTGAAATACAGGGCGATGCACCTAATGCAAAAATGCCAACGGTGCTGTTACCTGCGGCGGACCCATAATACGACGCCGCAGTAGCAGCCCCACCTGTGGCTACAGTGTCTCCTGAATAGGTGTATCTATTGCGGGTGGCTACTGGGCCGGTTGACCTATTACCCAAAGCAAATATGCCGCGCGTGCTATTGCCGGTGGCGGAACCGCCGTATGAAGTTACGGTAGCGGATGCACCTGCCCCGACAGTGTCGCTGGAGTATGTGTACTTATTGCGGGTAGTGGTGCCGCACGGATTGGCAGCCGTACTTCCAAGCGCAAAAATCCCGACGGTGCTATTGCCCGCCGCTGAACCAGTACTAGAGGCCACAGTCGCGGCTCCCCCCGCACTGACTACGTCGCCCGAGTAAGTGTACTTGTTCCGTGTGGTGGAGACAGCGGTTGTAAACCCAAGCGCGAAGATACCCGTTGTGCTGTTGCCCGCAGCAGAACCAGTCTGGGAGGCCACAGTAGCGGCTCCCCCCGCGCTGACAACACAGCCTGAATAGGTGTACTTGTCACGGGTGGTGCTCCCTGTAGGCGCGGCTCCAAGTGCAAAAATACCGACTGTGCTGGTGCCCGCAGCAGAACCTTGGGTCGATGCCACGGTGGCGGCTCCCCCTGCGGTGACACTATCGCTTGAGAATTGATAGTTATCTCGCGTGGTTACCGCCACATTGGCAAAACCCAGCGCAAAGATACCGACTGTACCCGCACCCACGTTCTCAGCCAGCGGCCACAGCCCTTGCTTCGTCCAGTAGGACGCCTCGGCAAGTGTCCACACACCAGAAGCCGCGCCGTTCCGGAGCGGGCCAGCGGGGGTGACGGGTGTTTTGCGGATAATACCACCGGGCCAACGGTTACTCATGGGTTCAGTTCCTTACGGGTTTATTATAGCAGTAGATGTCTCTCTATCCAAGCGCAGAGTACCCTTGCAGACCATGCTCCAATCTCCGCCGGTTTTTTCCCCTTTGCAGGGCACGTTTATCTCGACGTTCTTGGCGAGATACTCCTTGCCGTCCTCAAACACGCGCCAGACGTGATCGACCGTGCCGCGCCCCGGCTTACCCCGCGTCTGGTTGTAGCGTATGTGAAATTCACTCACGACTTATCTTCCAGAAACAGCGGCTTCATGTTGGTCAGCACTTTGGAGCGGTCACCTTGGCTGTTGATTACCTTCAAGGTGATCGCCTCGATGTGCGGCACAATCTGGCTTTCGAAGTCTGGGTGGCAGCGCATGGTGTTGAGGTGGTCGTGCGGAATTGTGCCAGCGGTCAGCAGGAAGTTCTCCGCCCGCGTCTTCAACTCGCCCAGCCACTCTTCGCGCTGCATGGCCTCGTTGGCTTCCAAGAACGGCAAGTCGCGGTGCTTGCGGTTAGGCTCAAGCTCGTCCATCAGCTTGCAGATGTAGTCATACTCGTTGAGCGCGGCTTGGTGGTTTAACGCCCAGCCCTCGTTGACCGAGTTGCACTCTAGCAGGTCTGCCTCTGCGTTAAGGCGCTGTATTTCGGTTGACGCATCGTCAGCCAGTACGGCCTCGGCGGCGAGAAACTTAGCCTTGCGGCGCAGGGCCTGCGCCTTCGAGTGCTCAATCTTGACGCCGATGTCGATCTTCTGGTCGTGCAACAGCGCCCAAGCGCCGTCGGCTGTGTGGCAGCTTCCCGCCATGAAGTGCTTTAATTGGAAATCGCAGTTGTTGCGATGTGGCTTGCTGTTCATCAAACGATCTCCGCTTCTGGCATTGGGCAAGCGGCTGCCGCATTCGGCTGCACGGTAAGGTTGAAGTGGACGAACCGGAACGGGGCCTTCGATGCGTTGCGACTGAAGCTGTGCGCCAGCCACGCAGGTGCGAACATCATCAGCCCCGGCTCTGGGGTGAAGTTGACCATAGTGCTGGCCAGCGACAGTTGGTTCACGTCAGCCTGCGGCAGGTCGAGCATAAGGCGACCGGCGCGGGGGTCGTGGATGACAACAGGTGGGCAGCCTTCCGGCGTGTCAAGGAAGTAGAAGCCAACGAGGAAATTACCACCGGAATGCGTGTGGTAATCCATCGACGACGTCTGGTAATGCTCTTGGCACCACAGTTCCGTGAACGTGGTGTTGAACTGATCCATTGCGTAGCCTTGGCTGGACAGGATGTTCCACGCCGTCTGGCCGACAAACTCTGCAAATGGTGCAATCCGCTCGTCCTCAAGCATGTTGCCTGACATGAGGACGGGGTGGATTTTGTTCGGCTTGCTCTTGCCGTGAACCTGTTTGATGCTGTCAGCCGCGATGGCTTTGACAGTCTCAAGGAACTGCGGCTGTTTGGTGATATATATCGGCGTTACGAAATAGTGGAACTCGTCTAGCGGTGCCACGGTGGGTTCTTCCTGTGCCATTGGTGCTCCTCAATGGTGGTTTATGGAGCGAACCAGTTACCAGCTTCATCTTTAATAGGGAAGCGCGGAAACGCTGGCGTGATCGGATCGACGCTTTCAAGCACCCACGCCTCGTGCGCATCCTTGGCAGCCTGCCAAATATCGACAGCCTCACCCTTGCCAATCATATCGTCGCAAATTGCGATCCGGTTCAGTTTGGCTTGGTTGGCAGCCGCTTCTAGCTCTGCCGTTTTCTCCGCGCGCTCTTCATCGGTCATTGGGCGGACGGTGTGAACGTCCTTCACAACGCCGTCAAACCACTGATACGCTACGCCCTCATACACTTCATATGTGTCTGGCACAGGGGCGTCAACGCGAATGAACTTAGCAAACCGATCCGCCGGAAGATCATTTATATTGACGTCTGGAAAAGCCAGCTTGAAGTTGTCCGCAAAGATTGGGTGCTCATGCGGCTGCCCATCACGGATTTGGATGTATAGTTCGAGGTCAGTGTGTTCCATAATTTATGCTCCGACGTTAGTTGATGGGAATGATGGTGTGCCGCGACCCGCGCCAGCCCAGACGATACGGACTGCTCCGACCGATCCACTACCGCCGCTGCCGCAACGGCCTCCACCGCCGCCGCCACCATAAGCGCCGCCAATAGGAGTGCCAAATCCACTGCCGCCAGATGTGCCGCCAGAGCCACCGCCGCCAGCGCCAGCAGCGTAAACGCCCGCGGTGCCATTAGACCCTTGGCCAAAAATACCAACGCCGCCGCCACCGCCACCCCGATAAGTCGGGCCTGAGCCGCCGCCAGCCCCGCCGCCGCCAGCCCCGCCAGTGCCAGCTACACCGCAGTTACTGTACGGGCCGCCGCAGGGCCCATTAGCGGCGTACCCCGCAGCACCACCGCCGCCCCCGCCGCCGTAATAGTACCCAGTGCATGAGCAAGAACTGTCTACTGCACTCGAACGACCGGCCCCACCAGTAAAGCCCGCTGTATAGGTACCGGACGGCGTGCCGCCCGAGTTATCACAGTTTGGTCCAGTGGCGTTTGTCCCACCTCCAGCAGTCATACTGAAAACGGACGAACTGGTAGCCTGACCACCAACAACAACAGTGTACGATGTTCCGGGTGTTACGGAAACACCATTCCTATATGTTAGCGCGCCAGCGCCCCCGCCTGACCCAGACGCCCTAAGATACATAGTGGTTCCGCAACAGCAGTAAATTTGGGAGTACCCAGTTGCGCCGCGACCTCCGCCACCAACTGCCACAGCGGCAACACTCGTTACGCCCGCTGGGGCGACCCAGCTATATGTGCCCGCCGTTGTGTATGTGGCGCACGTTAGCAAAACAGCCGTGATGCTGTTTGATGCAGCACTGCACGGCCCTGTGCCCGCGCCAGTAGTAGCCTTTACCTTAAACGTATACGAGGTGCCGTTCGTCAGACCACTAACCGTGACGGGTGACGACGTGCCAGTGGCGGTGATGCAGCCCGGTGTGGATGTGGCGGTATAAGTGAACGTCGTCGGAACGCCGCAAGCGGGAGCCGTAAACGCGACAGACGCGCAGTTTGACGGGCCAGCCGTTGCCGTGCCAATCGTCGGCGCACTGGGAAGTTGTGGCCACAGTCCCTGACCGCGACCTTGAAACTGCTGGGAGAGGCTCCACATGCCGGAATAATTGGGCATTTATAGGTCTCCTGTATTAGTAGATGGGAAGGAGCGCGCTGTACCCGACCAGATGATGCGCACAGCACCGCCGCCACCAGCAGCGCCAGCATTGCCGTCATCGTTAGAGCCGCCGCCGCCGCCACCATAAGCACCGCCCGCAGCGCCAGCATCTGTGGTTGATGCAGTGCCGTTAGCGCCGCCAGAACCACCAACGCCACCAGCGCCTATAGTAGCCCCGCCAGTGCCCGTTGCGCCAATACCAAGGATGCCGACACCGCCGCCACCGCCGCCGCCTAAAGAACTGATATTACCAACCGAACCACCCCCGCCGCCGCCAGAACAGGCCGCAGCAGCCGAGCCGTTGGTGGTAGAACTGCCCGCACCCCCAGCACCAGAGTACCCGCCTGCGCCGCCGCCGCCGGTACCGCTAGAAGCCACTGCCGACGCGCCCGCGCCGCCCGCGCCCCCAGTACCAACAAGCACTATGCCACCGGAAGTGGGAGTAGAAAGGGTTGCAATGCCACCATTACCCCCACCTGCTCTCACAAGATATGTCGCGCTTCTTTGTAGCGCGCTTTCGCCGCCAGCGGTGCCATTAGCTCCGTTAGCGCCGCCCGGACCGCCTGTACCAACGGTTACGGTGAGCGTCTCTCCCGGCGTGGTTGAGATATTATTAGTGTACGCAAGAGCGCCGCCACCGCCACCGCCACGCGCGCAAGCCCCGTTAGTGCCACCACCGCCGCCCCCCGCGCCCACTGAGACAACAGAGATAGACGTGACATTAGTCGGAACGACAAATGAGTAAGTGCCTGCGGTTGTGTAGGCTGTCTGGCTCGGCGCAACAGGAGTTACACTATTAGACGCTGCCGCAGGTGACGGCCCGTAGCTGTTCAGCGCGGTAACGCGAAATGTGTATGCTGTACCTGTGGTCAGCCCACTAAAAGCAATCGGCGAAGACGCGCCAGTGGCGGTGATGCAGCCGGGTGACGACAGCGCCACGTAAGACGTAATGGCAGAGCCGCCCACGTTGGCGGGTGCAGTGAAGGCCACAGAGGCTGTGGTCGCCGCGAGGGACGAGGCCGTCACGCTAGTCGGCGCGTCTGGGGCTTGCAGCGGGTTAAACCCTACGCCGAGAATGCCGCCTTGATACCGCTGTGACATGTGTCTTACCCCACAAATTCTTGGTAGGTCACCGTCATTGTAATCGTATCGCTGGCACCAGCCGTTGCGCCAAGCGACGTGTTGGCGGCCAGTACAACTGGCGTTGTCGCGTCGGAGACAATCAGCGAGGCGTTGGCGGGGACAGAGATTGCCAGCGCCATCGGGAAGGCCGTACCGCCCAGAGCGGCAGCCGAGTAACGCGACACCGAGATGTCGGCGGCGTTCGTGCCATCGACGTTGGCTGCGACGATTGAGAGGATCTTGAATACGCGGCCAGACGACGCGGCGTTCGACAGCAGTGACGTGTCACTCGTTGTGCTCAGATCGACGTTGACGGTGTGCTCACCGATCAGATTATTGGGGGCTACATAGGCCATCAGTTACCTCACGAAATCTCAAGGATGGACATTACGACGTCCAGTGACGTTGCCGCCGAGGATTGAACCTTAATACTGTCGCCAGTAATCAAGACCACCTTCTCGTCGCCGCCGATGGGGATCAGCGACTGGCCCACAGGAATACCCGCACCCTTGACCAGATACGCGTCGTTCGTGCCGTCGTTGACGGTGACGCTAATCGTCACGGGTGATGCGGTAGTGTTGCACACCGACAGGCCGATGATCGTCGTCTGCACGCCTGCGCCGACTACGTAGCTGCCCACTGTGGTCAGCGACGTGCCGATGTTGCGGCTTACTCTCCTAGTAAATACGTTTGCCATTGCTGGTTCCTATCACACTATGTCATTATTTCATAGCTGACACTGAACGTCAGCTTGCTTGCGATACCCGACGTGATCGAGATGGAGGTGCCCTCCTCAAGATAGAGACCAGTCGTCTTGTCGACCACAATCAGCGAGGCGTCGGCAGGCACCGAGACCGTAGAGGCAATCGGGAAGGCCGTGCCGCCCGATGGCGCGCTGCCCTGCGCCACCGCGCCGTTTGTGTAGATCGACACCGTTGCGTCAACGGCGTTCGTGCCATCGACGTTCGCGACGACGATCTGGTTAATCTTCAACACATTGTTTGAGGCCGCCGCGTTCGGCAGCAGCACAACGGCTGTCGTGCCCGTCGGCGTAAAGTACGTCGTCTTACCCGTAATCGTTGTGAGTGATGCAATGTTGGGAGCGGCCATGTCTTAGTCCTTACAATCCAAAAACCATTGCCAGCGCGGTCGCGCGGGCCTGTGAAACGCCAGAAGCGGCTGGTGCCTGTGACACCCATGTCGTGCCATTGCTGACCAATACGTTACCAAGAGTGCCCGGCGCAACAACTTGAAGTGCGCTGGTGCCGTTGCCCAAGAGGACGTTGTTCGTCGTGAGTGTAGTCGCGCCTGTACCGCCGTTAGCGACAGGCAGTGTGCCTGTGACCTGTGACGTTAGGTCAACGCCTGACAGCGTGCCGCCGAGGGTAAGTGAGCCGGATGTCGTAACTGAGCCAGTGAGCGTCATGCCGTTGACGGTGCCAGTGCCGCCGACGGAAGTTACCGTACCGACGTTGGTGGTGTAGCCCGCAGGGTTGCTCGCAGGGTACGCTCCGAGGTTCGTGAGCGCGGTAGCCGCGTCCGAGGCACCTGTACCGCCATTGGCCACCGCAACGCTGCCAGACGTGATCTGCGAGCCTGAGATGGCGATAGATGTGTTGGTGACGCTTGTGGCCTGACCCTGCGCGTTGAACGCGATGACAGGCACCGCAGACGCGCTGCCATATGTCGACGCCGTTAGCCCCGTGTTCGTGATGCTGAAGACCGTACCGGTCAGCGTTAGGCCCGTGCCCGCCGAGTAAGTGATTGGCGCGCCGAACTGCGTGAAGACAATCGCCGTCGTGCCGACAGTAATCGGCAGTGGCGTCTGCTGCACAAAGGATGTGTTGGCCTGCGTCGAGCCTGCTGTGACGAGGAAGAAGTCGCCCGCGTCGATTTGGTCAACGCCAGTGCCTGCGCTGTCGAAGTCAGTCGCACGGGTAAGGATGTAGGGCACAGAGCCGCTACCGACCTGCGTTACGGTGTAGACGCCGTTATTGGCCTGAGCCACTTCGTCTTTAACAAGGATACGGTTGCCCGCAACCACAGCCGTACCGTCAACGCTCAGTGCGCCGTTGGCGTTAGCCGTGAGCGTTGCGCCGACACCGCCAGTGCCGTTGTTGTACGTGTTGGCAGGCAGGGGCGCAACCGTTGCCAAGCGCACGGCTTGGTGGAAGTTAATGCCCGACGCGATGCTGTCGGCATACGCCTTGTTGACGATGTCCGTGCCGTTGCTTGGCGTTGTGCTGATTGTGCCTGTGGTGAGCGCAATCGACGTGATGTCGGTGTTCGCGCCTGACGCCGCTGCGCCGAGGCTAGTCAGCGCTGCGCCCGCCGTTGTTGCGCCAGTGCCGCCGTTGGCTACAGCCAGCGTGCCGCCGAGCGTCAGGGTGCCTGACGACGTGATTGGTGAGCCGCTGAACGTGAGGCCCGTCGTGCCGCCAGATGCGGCCACGCTGCTGACAGTGCCTGTGCCGCCGGAGGATGTGATGGTGAAATTAGGGTATGTGCCCGTTATGGTGGTCAAGCCGCCGCCGGTCAGCGACACGATTTGGTCGGGTGCGGTGTTGACCACCGCGATAGAGCCGAAAGTCGTGATCGGGCCGCCTGAGACGCTGATGCCCGTGCCCGCCGTCAAGTTGACGCTGGTGACTGTGCCGCCGCCGCCGGGTGCCTGCCAGAACGGCGGCGATACACCACCGCCCGACACCAGAATATCGCCTGCGTTACCAGCCGTTGGCGTCAGATACAGCGCGTCACTGCTGGAATAAAGGACGGCACCGACAACAGGAGACAGACTGTTGCCGGTGCCTCCACGGGACAAGGGGAGCACGCCTTGCGTTTCCGTGGTGTCGCTCAGGTCCACCGCTGGGTGGACGTGATCTCCACGCGCGGCAACAGTCGAGACACCGGGGTTTCCGGGACCGAGAGGCTCAGGCGTTGTAGATGAAAATAGTACGGCAAAGGAACGGTTGGCAGAGAGGTCTCCGCCGCCGCTTAAACCCGTGCCAGCCGTGATTGTGCGGCTGGTGGGGACGTAATTCGCAAGAACGATGGGTGTGTTCGTGACACTCGTCACACGGCCCTGTGCGTTGACATTGAAGACTGGCACGCTGTCGGCGGCACCGTAATTGCCAGCCGTAACGCCTGTGGTGGTCAGCATGCTGTCGTCAACGCCGCCCGGCAAAATGAAGAGCGTGCGGTTGGCAGACAGGTCTCCGCCGCCGCTCAGGCCGCTGCCTGTGTTGATTTGACGCGTCGATGGCACCGCGCCAACGGCGGCGATGTTTGAGAACTGAACCTTGTACGTAAGTCCGTCGATCACATACGGCAGGTAGCCGAGTGTGCTCGCGCCCAGATACTCTGGCAGACCCGTAATGCGGGTCGGGATGAGGTTGCTAGGTACATCACTCATGGCTCAAGGTAATCCTCTCCGTCCTCAGTGATGAGGAAGTAGTTGTCGTCTTGCGTAATAACACCAACGGGGTCGGTTCCGATAGGTGTATCTGGACGGGCGAATGGTAGCACAATGTTGTCTGGTTGGCGAGCAGGAAGGCGATACGGGTCGTATTGGTCCAAATCTACGGTGCAAACCATCAAACCCGGTGAATTGGGGTCTGAATACAGATCATCGAGCGAAAACTTGCGGCTGCACCGGGCACAGATGCCGATGCCCAGTGTGGTTCTGCCGCGGGTGCTGAGATATACAGGCATACCCCTACATTACCTCGTGTACGGCGAAATATTGGGAGCGATCATCATCGGGCTGTTGTCGCGCTCTTCCATTTGCGCGATATTCAGCGAAATTGCCGCTTTTTCGTCCAAAATCGGGATCAAATTGACGTCAACTTCGACCAATTCAAGCGCCATTTTAGCCGCCAGACCCGAAACGATGGCCTCGAACCAGCGTTGGGGCACTTCGATATCCTGTGTCATGGTGCCGACGTCCATAATGTAGCGCTGACGCCACACAACGATCTGGCAGACGGTTGCGGCTGCGTTTGGCACCGGCCACATGTGCATAATTGGGTTGTTGACCTGACGGTCGAACCAGTATTGCAGCGGGCGGTTGTTCTGAAACGCTTTATTTGGCAAATTTGTGTAGTCGTCGCGGTTCATGCGCGCCAACGGGATTTCAGTCGGCGTGTTTGCTAGATAAAT